GCCGGAGACGGTGAAGTGGTTCAACCTGCTGCCGTCCGCCTGGCGTGACCTGTGGAACATCACCTCGGACCACATCACGCTCAAGGGCAATGATGAGTGCTTCATAACCGCCAGGACGTCCCGCCCTGACAAACCGGAAGCGATGGCCGGGTTACACTCGGATCATATTCTGCTGGTTGCTGATGAGGCGTCGGGGATCGACGAAGCCGTCTATGAGGCGGCGGGCGGCAGCATGTCATCGACTGGCGCTGTGACGCTGCTCATTGGCAATCCCACGCGCTCATCAGGGTTTTTCTGGCGCGCGCACATGATGGAGCGCGACAGGTGGTTCACCATGAAGGTGAGCAGCGCCGACAGTCCCAGGGTGGCGCCTGCGTTCGTGACCGAGATTGCCACGCGCTATGGCCTGGACAGCAACGCGTATCGCATTCGTGTGCTGGGGGAGTTCCCGGTGGCGGACGCGGACACGGTGATACCGGCATCGCTGGTTGACGATGCGATGCGGCGTGATGTGGCGCTGGACCCGACTGCGGTGGAGATCTGGGGCGTGGACGTGGCACGGTTCGGATCGGATGCGTCCGTGCTCATCAAGCGGCGCGGTAATGTCGTGACCGAGATGCCCCGGCGCTGGCGCCAGTTCGACACGATGCAGTTGGCGGGGGCGCTGAAGGCCGAATACGACAGCGCGCTGACCAGCCGGCCCGCGCTGATCGTGATCGATGTGATTGGCATTGGCGCGGGGGTGGTGGACCGGCTGCATGAGCAGAATCTTCCGGTGCTGGGCGTCAATGTTGGCGAGGCGGCATCCACGACCGGGCGCTTTGCGCGGCTGCGCGACGAGCTGTGGATCCGCACGCGGGAGTGGCTGGAGAGCCGTGCGGTGCGGCTGCCACGGGATGATCAACTGCGGGATGACCTGGTGGCGCCGCGGTATGCGTTCCTGAGCGATGGGCGGTTGCAGGTCGAGAGCAAGAACAGCATGCGGGCGCGCAGCCTGGCCAGCCCGGACAGCGCCGATGCGCTGATCCACACATTCGCGGAACAGGGGCTTGGGATTGCCTCGGGCATGACGAGCGGGCTGCACGACAGCAACCCTGTCCGCATGGACCTTACAGCGGGGGACTATGTATGAGCGGCATGAACGGGCTACCGCCTGGGATGCCACCGGGGATGATGGGCGCACCACCGCAGATGCCTCCCGGCATGCCCATGGCCGGTGGCCTCCTCGCCCAGACGAACCAGAGCTTCCCCCCTCCCATGCCGCCGATCCAGGGTTTGATCCCGCCCGGCATGCGGCCGCAGCCGATGACGCTGGGCCAGGAGCAGGTGCAGATGTTTCTGCATCCGCCCAAGGATGACAGCCCACCCGAGGACACTGACGATCAACTGCCGCTGGCATTGAGGAGATACGCGGCCGGGCTACGTCCCGCCGTCAAGCCCCAGGGCGCTGCGTGGCAGCAGGAGATAATCTTCGAGCGGTTGGGCAAGACGGATGCCGAGATAGCCGAGACGGCCCGCTACTATTTCAAGATTGCACAGAATTATGACACGTATCTGAGCCGGGAGCGGATAACGGCCAGCCAATACTACGCCGGTCGGCCGTTCGGGGACGAGGCCAGCGGGCGCAGCCAGATCGTGATGACGGTCGTTCGCGACACCATACGGCAGACATTGCCGTCATTGCTGCGGCTGTTCACCGCGGTTGAGGATCCGGTGTCGTTTGAGCCGATATCGTCTGAGATCACGGGGGACGATAAGCTAGCCACCACCCTCGCCCGCCAGGCGACGGACTATTGCCGATGGGCGTTGTTCACGGCGAACAAGGGCTGGCAGGTGCTCCACGATTGCCTGCTGGATGCGCTGACGCGGAAGGCCGGGTGGGTGCGCTGGCACTGGGGGGCCAGGCGCGAGCTACGCACCGAGGTGTGTGAAGGTCTGTTGCTGCCTCAGTTGCAGCTATTGCTCTCCGAACCGGGGATCGAAGCCCAACGCATTGTGCGGCGTCCGATGCTCAAATCGGAACTAGACGCATTCTCAAAGACCCCCAACGGCAAGATGTATCTCAGCCAGGGCGGCAGTGCCGAGTATTGGTCGGCGACGATCACCCGATCGACGCAGCAGGCGTGGCCGCTGGTCGAGGCGATCCCGCCCGAGTGTGTGTGGGTCGTGGCGGATGCGAACACGGTGGAGGATGCCCGCGCCATATTCCATGTGCGGGACGTAACCGCCTCCGAGCTGATCGAGATGGGGCTGCCCGAGGACAAGGTGCTAGCGCATCAGGACGCGATGATGCGGCCGCAGCAGCGGCGCGAGTCGATCGCGCGCAACCAGGCGCAGGGCTACAACATCAAGAGCGCGCCGCCGAATGATCGCAGCATGGCGATCGTGCGCTATGCCGAGGGATGGATCAGGACGGATACCGATGGGGATAACCGCGCGGAACTGATCCACGTCCACATGCTGGGGGACGCCCAGACCTTGGTGCAGTGGGACCGCGTGGACGAGATCCCGCTGGCATGTTTCACGCCATACCGGGAGCCGGGGCGCATCATCGGATCGTCCCAGGCCGACATGGTTATGGACCTGCAACGGATTGAGTCGCGGGTCATGCGGGCGGTGCTGGATAGCCTGGGGCAGAGCATGTTCCCGCGCACGACGATGGTGGTGGGCCAGGCCAATATGGCCGATGTCAGGCAAACGGCCATTGGATCGATCATTCGTGTGGCCCAGCAGGGGGCGGTAACGGAACTGATCAAGCCGTTCGCGGGCAAGGAGGCGCTGCCGGTGCTGGCCGTGCTGGAGAGCATCCGCGAGAGCCGGACGGGGATCACGAAGGCGAGCGCGGGCCTTACCGTGGACGAGCTGCAATCCACCGCCCCCATTGCGGTGTCGCAGCAATCATCTGCCGCGCAGGACCGTCTCGATATGGTCGCCCGGACGCTGGCCGAGACAGGCTTGGCCCCGCTTTACCTCGGCCTCCTCAAGATGATGGCCAGACAGCAGGACAGACCCAACGTCGTTCGCATTCGCGGGGAATGGATCGCGATCGACCCACGGGCGCTGGCAACCATGTGGGAGGCGAGCGTCAACGTGGGCGGCAAGGGCATGCCGCAGGAGCGCCTGGCGATGCTCGGCTCCATTGCTCAGAAGCAGGAGCAGATCATGGCCATTGGCGGGCAGGACAACCCGCTGGCGGGGATACAGGAATACAGGACGACGCTGGCGCGGATGCTGGAGACGGTCGGCATTGCGGACGTGACCAGCTACTTCAAAGCCCTGCCGCCGGGCTTCCAGCCGCCGCCCCAACAGCCGCAGCCGAATGCCGACATGCTGCTGGCCGAGGTGCAGAAGGAAAAGACCGCGGCGGACGTGGAGAACGACCGGGCGGAACAGCAGACCAAGCGGGCGAGCCTGTTGCTGGAGGATGACCGCGAGCGGGATAAGGCGGCACTCGACGCCTGGAGCAAGACCTGGGTCGCGGCGGCGCAGTTCGGCACCCCCGCGCCGGCGCTGACCGAGTTCCAGGACGCGATGCGGCGCGACGTGCCGACCATCAACCTGCTGGGCGACCTGCCGCCGCCGACATCCGCAGCGCCTCCGGCGATCGGGCAGCAGCAGCAGCCCAAGCCGCAACCGCCAGGGCCGCCGATGGGCATGCAACCGCCGGGTCCGCGCCCGCCCATGGCGCCGCAGATGCCGCCGCGCGCAGCCGGTCCACCGCCGGGCCCGGATCCAGCCGTAGCGGCGATGGCGCGCAACGCGCTGGCGACCGGGCGGATGCCTAGCGCCTACGGGCAACTTACCCAGCGCGCCTCGGGCTTCCCGCTCAACGCCCCCGGCGGGCCGCCACTGCCAGCGCCACAGGGAGGGCCGAATGCAGGTTGATGCCCGCTGGGTGGACGACATGCCCTCCGCAAGCGCCCAGCGCCTGATCCGGGCGGCGTTCGAGACTGGCGCATTGCCCGACATGACGCGCAACACCGTGCGGGCCAAGGGCGCGGAATACTGGATGGGCTTCCCCGGCGTCGGACGGAAGATCGTCAAGGCACTGGACGAGGCCGTGGGCGGGTTCGATCCGCCGCCCGAGGGCAGATGGGAACGCGACCAGAAGCTGGCCTACCGGGACAAGGTAAATTCCGTCGTCGGCAAGCGGCCGCCACTGCCTTCCATGCGGGACATCATGGACCGGCTCGACCTCCACACCGCCCGCTATTTCGCGATCACCACGCGGCTGGACGTGATCGAGAACACGCTGAAAGACATTTCCACCAAGCTGGATCGCCCATCGCGGGTCCAGCCCGCCGTTTCATCCGATGCGGAGATCGTCGCCATCATGCGGCTGAAGGAAGAGCAGTGGCTGGCCGGGCTGGATAGCGCGCTGGCGCGGCGGCATATCCGCGAGGCGTTCGATGCGGGCGAGATCGCCAACATGAGCCGCACGGCGGTGAGG